GCAGATCTCGGCCTCGCTCGCTGACAGCGAGGCGGCTGTTCCTGCAGCGGCGTTGGGGTCGCGCGGGGCAAGGCCGCCGGCATGGATCGAGGCGAGCGCGGCGAGCTCCTTCTCGACGCCTGCGGGGTCCTTGGCGTGGCGCTCGATGTAGTGGTCGCGCAGAGGCCTGATCGGCTTGCCTGCGCTGATCGCCGCATCGACAACCGCAATGGCCTTGTCGGTCGCGGTCGTGGCCGCGAGGGTCTGCAGCTGCGACTGCAGGGAGATGACAGTCTTGCGCAGATCCTCCGCATCGTTCTTGCCGGACATGGCCGACTGCAGGCTGCTCACGATCTCGTCCGCGCCGGCGCCCTCCTTGAGGCCGCTGGCGACGGCAATCTTCTTGCGGTCGGCCTCGGCCGCCTGCAGCGATGTCTCGATGGCCTTGAGCGATGCGTCCAGCGTCTCGCTCTCGGGGCGTCCGGCCGACCTGACCAGCGCCGCGATCTGCGCCCGGGCACCGTGCAGCGACGCGGCGGCGGCCAGCGCCGCATCTTCGGTCGCGCCGTCCTTCAGGCCGAGCGCGGCGGCGAGCTTTGCGAGAAAATCCATGGTGGTGATCCCTTGATCTTTGGAATGGAGCGTCTTGAGGGGCAGGTTCGGGTCGTTGACGAGCGACGCCCGCAGGACACGGACGACCCGGCCGCCCTCGCGCATCGTGGCGATGCAGGGCGAGATGCCCCGGTAGGAGCGGTCGGCGAGCAGCGCCTTGCCGGCATTCGTCCACTCGGTGCGGCCCCAGATGCCATCGACACGGGCCTGCATCTCGGTGATCCAGCCACGCGCCGGCGATGGCCCGCCCTTTGGCGCAGCGAGATCGATGGCGTGGTTCTCGTCGACGGGCAGCTTGCCGGCCGACATGGACGAGGCGATCACCGCATGGGCATCCCCCAGCGTGTAGGGCCCGCGTCCATCCGATCCCGTGAACGTGCCCGCCGGCACCAGATGCACCCATTCGGGGATCTGGCCGTCGAGCGAGGATGCGTGCAGCGAGATGGCGTTCATGCCCCGCGACTATGCGGGGGCGCTGGCCTGCGCCGCCACGCCCCGGCGGCGGGGCGGGTTCCGTCAGTCAGATTTCACCAGGATTGAACGGCCCTTCAATCCGCGGGCCGAAGCGGCGCCAGCCTCAGCGGCGCGGCGCGCGGACAGATGATCGCCCGGAACCGGCCGCGCGATCAAGATGCAGAATGACCTGCTCCTCGATGACCTCGCGCTCGTCGGGCCCGATGCCGAGATAGGGCCTGGCCGGGATGGTGACGGAACGCGCGAACACCATGCGATTGCCGCCGAGCCGGAACACCAGGCTGCCGCCCGCCTTGGGCTTGATCGTGGCGCCAAACTGGTGGACGCCGGCATGGATGGCGTTGGTGCCGACGGTGACGCGGTCGCCCCCGGCGCGGAAGGTGAGCGAGCCTTGCAGACCGCCGCGCATGCCACGTTCGCGCAGGATGCCCGCCCCCTTTTTCACGAAGGCGTAGTCCGGGTTGAGCGGCGCCCATTTCTGGAGATCGGGCGATAGGCCACGGTCCATCCTGTCCTGTGTCGCGTCACGCACGCCGATGCCGATATTGCGCATCAGCGGGCCGCCGTTCCGCAAGGCGAGGCCAAGCCGTTGCAGCGCTGAGCGGGCGGCGGCATCGATGACATGGGTGGTGATGACGATGCCGGTCATGCTTTGCGTCTCCGCTGATCTCGTGTATTACTTGGCTGCGCGCCTGAGCTCGTAAGCCGGGCAATGCCCCGCGGAGGTTGTGACGACCCTCCCAGGCGCGCACTCACTCTTTTTCCGCCCTGACTTGACGTTGCCCCCGGAGCACCCGCGCCTTTCTGCGGCGACCGCTGCCGCTGAAGGTGCGGATAATGGCAATATCACCTCTCTCGGGCGACCGTACCGCCTTGAGCGCCAGCATGAATGTCCGGCTGTCAATTGTCCTGTGCATGGTAGCAGTGCCATCATCCCCGCCTGGCACGTGAACCGAGCCGTCGCGAATGATGTCCGGCACCAGCGCCCACTCGTCAGCACCTATTTCGGGATGCGCGTTGCTCGGCTTCCCGCCATGATCCTCGGCCCTGCCAGCAACCTTGGCGACGCGGAACACGCTCAGCTCGACAGGCGAGCCTCGCTTGATGCCGAGAGCGTCGGCGACATCGTCGGGCAGTCTCATGACGTTGATGACATCTGACTTTCTAGCGCCCTTGGCCAGCGCTGATGTCGCGAACTCACGCAAAACGGTTGGGGTCAATGCGACAATCGGAGCCGACGCAGCGGCCGTGACCGCTGACTTGCGCCCTACTGTGGCCGGCGGCGCAGCCACGGCTTTCTTCCACTCTGCGCCCGGATTGTAGTCGAACCCGTAATCGACGCCCTCGCTGCCCTTCAGCACCTCGCCGGTCTTCTTCGAGATCATCTGGGTGCGGACGCGCTCGGGAGCCTTGTCGGGCGCGGTCCGGCCCATGCGCCTGAGCCTTCCCTCCGACACCACGCGCACGCTGCACCCGCAGCCCCAGCCATTGGGGGGATAGGCCCAGCTCCAGAACGGGTCGTCGGCCCGCAGCACCATTCCGTTCCAGTTCAAGTGCTGCAGGCGCGGGTGCCTGGCGCCCGAATGGACATATTGCCAGTAGGGGAAGGCCTCGAGAGTGGCGGGGTCCGTCATCTGCGCGTGCCGGCCTGCCGAGTAGGCCATGGCGAGGTTGGTCTCGTAAATCACCCGCGCCCGCCAGCCCGGCTTGCCGGTGTGGCTCCAGCCATGCTTCCTCACCACGTCGTCGAAGCGGGCTCGCCATTGCTCCCTGGTCTCGCCACGCTCGGCTGCGGCGATGACCTCGCGGCGGAAATCGTCGACAAGCGCCTGGCTGGCCGCGCCGGCCACGGTAAAGCTCCTGACGTTCGCCTTCCGCCAGATGTCGGTCCATGTCTGTGAAGGCACCGCCGTCTTCTGGCGCAAATAGTCCAGCGCCTCGTCGAAGGGCAGGTCGAGGGCCTCGGCCGCGCCGCTCATGGCGATCCCGCGCAGGAGGCCCGCCTGCCGGCCCCGGCCTCATACAGCCTCAGTGGCCCGGAAAAACTCGCCGCCCGCCTGCAAACCCGTTTGAAACTGATTTTCGGGGCCATCCGGCGCGAGGGGCTCGCCGGCCTCTGCATACCGGGGCCCGTCATCGCCCGATCTCGTCGAGAAGCGCCGCCTGGCCTGCCAGATGGGCGAGGGCGAGCCCCCGCGCCATGGCCTCGGCGAATGCGTCCTCCGGAAGCTCCAGCCGCGACAGCCTGTCGGCGAGGTCGCGCAGATCCGTGGCGGCGTCAAGCTCCGCCCGGACGGCGTCCACCATGCCGGCCAGCGCGCCGGCTGCGTCCTGTGCGAGCCGCGCCTCGAGCCGGTCGATGATGGCGGGTTCGGGCGCGCTGGCGTGGCGCGAGACGAGCTGGCGCGCGATCTCCAGCCCGCCTGCGGGGGCCGGCTGCTTGCCCGCGCCTCCGCCCACCAGCTCGTCGTCCCCGGCCGGCTCCGAGAGGCCCAGCCTGTTGCGAAACTCACTTGCCTTCGCCTTGCCCCCGTGACGCGCGAAAATGTCGAAGCCCTGGACGAAGTCCTTGATCGGCAGCTCGTCCGGCCGCCCGATCATCAGGCGGGGATATTTCTCCTGCGGGCCGAAGTTGAACGCGATGATGTTGGGCACGAGCTGGCGGCGCAGGGTCGTGGCCAGCACCTTGGCGTCGGCGCGCTCGATATCCTCCTGGACGAGGCGATGTTCCTGGCTGACCGCGTGCCCGCCGGAGACCGCATCGGTGGTCGTGGTCTGGCCGAGCACCAGCTTGGAGATCTGGCGGTCGAGCCAGTCGGCGCGTTTCTCATAGAGCTCGCCCGATTTGGACGCATCCTTCAGGGCGACGAACTCGATCTCCATGCCCTTCGGGATGATCGCCGCGCAATCACCCGCGATGTTGCGGACCGCCTGGCGCAGCACCGCGATGTCGGTCTCCGACGCGCTTCGGTCATAGCGGCCGACGCGGATCGGCGCGCCATAGTTCTGGGTGAAGATCGCCCAGTCCTTGATGGTGAAGCTCTTGTACATCCAGCTCCAGGACGCGACGCGAGCCAGCCCGGAGCGGATGGTGAGGCCGCTCTTGGCCTTGTGGCGGTGCACGATGAACTTCACCGGCGACAGCGGCTCGCGCGTCGTGATCTCCTGCAGGCGCAGGGTCTCGCCATCGATCTCGTCAAAATGGAACCATTCGGGGCGGCGCCACTCGATCATCTGCGGCTCGACGCGTTTGGCGGTCGATGACCAGGTGATCTCGCAGACCGAGTATCCCTTGCCGATGGCGTCCAGCATATCGAACAGCGCCTCATCGAGCACGCCGGAACCGATCCAGTCCCGCAGGAATGCGGCGTGCTCGGCATGGGCCTTGTCGTCGCTCGCGGCCTCGACGGTGATCGGCAGCTGCGCCACCTGGCGGCGGCGTGTGCCGAGCACCGACAGATAATGCGGGTCGCGCTCCTCGATGTCCTCGGCAAGTTCGAGCCAACTGCGCGCATCGCCATTGGCTGCGGCCTTGTGGATGGCGGCCAGGCGCCATGGCGTCAGCCCCTCGGCCGGATGGCCGGTGTGCGGCTGGCGGACGCCCGTCAGGCTGGGGCCCGCCTTCGGCTCCCCGAACAGCTCGTCGAGATCGATTGGTTTGTTGTCGGGTCCAAGGATGCGCGAGAGCCTCGCCATGGTCACAATCCTCCTCTGAGCCGGGGCATCATGGCGTCGTCGCCATCGGCATCGTCCACATCCTCGGACGATCGCCGCCAGTCGGGCTCGCGCCGCAACGCCTGGCCGGGGAATGCGACCGGCTGGTAGGCATAATCGCCTCTGCCTGTGCGCGTCGCGTCATAGGCGAGCGCCAGCGCGATGGCCGCGTCGCCATGGCGCGTGCCGCCGGCGGCGCTGGCCTTGCGCAGGGCGGGCAGCACGGCCACGCCCTTGACCATCTTCAGCGCGCGCAAGTCAGCGTGGATCTCAGCGTCGCGGGGGATGGCGATCATGTCGTCTTCAAACGCTGCCTTGAGCGGCGGCAGGACGGTGCGATACCACTCGGGTGTGATGCGCACCGGTTCCGCGCCATGGCCGAGCTGCAGATCCTCGGCGATGCCGGCGCCCAGCCCGGTCGCGTCGATCTTGAAGCCGATCCGGCGCGGCAGCGCCTCCCAGATGGCGACCGCGATCTGGCGTTGCTGCTCGAAGGGCAGGCGCTCCATCTCGACGATGAACGGCACGATTCGGCGCATGGTGCGGCCCACCTGGATGGGCGCGAGCACCGACAAATCGCGGTAGCGCCCGACATCCATGCCGAGCGCCGAGGTGAGCATCGGATCGAGGCCGGCGAGCATGGCCGGCCTGAGATTGTCATCGATCCATGCCTCGACCTCGGCCTGACGGCGCGCGGCCGGCAGATGCGTGAAGCTCTCCGGCACGGCGAGCCGCAGCACCGGCGCGTCGAACATGCGGGCCTCGATCAGCGGGCCGGGAAGGAATACGCCGGAGCCACTCGACGGGATGCAGTAAAGCTCCTCGTCGCCAGCCGCGCCGTAATCGTCGATCAGTTTCTCGCGCCAGTCCGCCTCGCGCCCGGCCGACCAGCCACCGCCCGCTTTCGGGTTGACAAGGCAGATGCGCTCATAAAGCCCCTGCCGCAGAGCGTCGTCGAGGTCGAAGCGCACGAGGCCATATCGAAGCCGGCCGGCCCGGATGTCGGTGATGACCTGATTGAAGGGGTTATCGGCACCGTTATGCGTCGAGATGACCAGCACCTTGCCCCCCCAGATCAGGAAGGCCATCGCCGCCTTGAGCAGCTCCGCGAGATTGTCCACGAAAGCCGCCTCGTCGAGGATCGCGAAGCCCTGCCGCCCGCGCAGCGAGCGCGGCTTCGATGACAGGGCGACGATCGAGAAGCCGGACGCGAAGTCGATCTTCAGCGCCTGGATGCCCTTGTCGCTCCCATCGTCGAACAGCGTTTGTGAAATGCCGCCTGCGGCCTTTTCAAACAGCCGCGCCCACATCGCGGCGGCGTCGATGAACTCCTTCGCCATGTCATGGCTGGTGCCCATGTAGAGCGTGTCCATTCCGCCCTGCCCACGCGGGCTCGCCGAGCGCAGCACGGCGTCGGCCGCCGCGCCCCATGTCGCGCCGGTGCGCCGGCTTTTCTCCACGAACACCACGTCATGGGTCTCGCAGGCGCGGGCGATCTGCGCCTGGTAGGCCAGCAGCACCGGCGTCTCGCGCCAATCCTCGGGCGTCGCGCGGCCCTGCTCGCCCCGCAGCCGCGCCCATCCGTTACGATCTGGACGTGCTGTGGTGTCGGTGTCGTCACCCTGCATGTCGTCAACCTGCATCGCGGACCCCGAACAGCTCGCGCTTGAACTCCTCCTTGGCCTCGGTCGAGAGGCCCCTGGCCGCGCCGACCTTGTCGATGGCCCTGGCCGCCAGAGACCGCGCCTCGGCGTCCAGCCGCTGGCGGCGGTCGGCCGAGAGGCGCTGCGCCTGCACGGCGGCGAGATAGGCTTTTGACAGCTCCATCGCGCCCTTGGGCGACTGGTTGGCCGCATCATCCTGCGCCAGTTCGAACACCAGCAGCTTGATGAACTCGCCCAGCACGATGTTGTTTTCGTCAACCTTCTCGGGCGTGAACTGGTCGGCGAGGCCGGCGAAAATGTGCCTTGCCTCGTCGAGGCGGCGGGCGGCCATGGAGAGGCGCAACGCCTTGCGGTTGAACGCGCTGCGGCTGATCGGCTCGACGCCCTTGACCTCCAGCCGGTCGTTGAGCTCCAAACGGATATCCTCCTGGCTGCGCTCGCGCCTGTTGAGCTCGGCGCAGGCCCAGACGATGTCATCCTGCGCGTGCTCGGGCACGAGGTCGATGGATGAGAGGCGGCCACGGCCCTCGCGCTGCGCGCCGGCTGCCATGGCTCAGCCCTCCGGAGGCGAGGGGCGCTTGACGCCCTCGATGACGATGCGCCGCTCGACATGGTCGCGGCCCTTGGCGAGGATCTCCGCGACGCGCACGGTCCCGGCCTCGATCACGCGCACCGCGCCGATCTCGGCAAGCCAGCGCAGCTCCTCATGCAGCCAGTCGCGCGAGCGGGTGATGCCGAATGTCTCCAGCACGGCGACGAGCAGCGCGCTGTTGAGGCGCCCGTCCGGCTGGCTGTCGAGCTCGCGCAGGATGACGAGGCGCGCCTCGCTCCTGATGATGCGATCCATGCTCATCTCGGGCGCTCCATCAGCAGCTCCTGCATCCTCATCGCGGTGGCCGCGACAGGACGGAGTTTTTCATTCATGGCCGCCATCTCGCCCTTCATCTCGACAAGGCTGAGCTCGAGCCGGTGCGTGATCTCCTTGTCGGGCAGATGCTGGATCTCGCCTTCGATCTTGGAGACGCGGTCTTCGAGGAGTTCCACCTTCTTGCCGAGATCGCCGAGGTCGGCGCGGGTCGCGAATTTCGTGCTGATCAGCAGCACCGCGAACGAGCCGATGAGCGCCAGCGCCCCGCCATATTCGTTCGCCAGTTTCAGGAGCTCGATCATCGGCCCTCGTCAGGTGAGGCAGGGAGACGCCGCAGCCGATGGCCGCGGCGCAGATCAGGGCTTGGTGTCGCCGATCAGGGCTTGCCGATGGCCTTGCTGGCGCGCACTCGCCCCCAGATGGCCAGCAGCCCGCCGAGCGCGGAGGCGAGCGTGGTGACATGAGCCACCGTGGCGGCCTGGTCGGAGGGGCTGACCTGATAGCCGGCGATGCCGGCCAGCGATGAGCCCAGCGCGAGGGCCCCGCCCCAGATGGTGGCCGAGGAGTACCAGGGCTTGACGGTGTTCATGATGGTTCTCCGGATTGATATTTCAGCGAGGCGGCGTCGCCGCCACCGCGAAGGCCGCGATGGCGACAAGGCTAAGCAAAGCGAGGATGGGGTGGTCGCGCCGCGTCACGGCGTCGCCTTGAGGGGTCTTGATGCCGCCTTGGCCCAACGCGTGATGCGCTCGGCGAGCGGGGCGGTGACGATGTCGGTCACCTTCTCGCCCTTGGCCTTGAGGACAGCCGCAAGGGCGCGGCGTGTGGCCGGGCCATACTGGCCATCCACCTTGATCGCCTGGCCGAGCGAGAACAGATCCAGCTGCAGTTTCGACACCGCCTCGCCATGGCTGCCTGGCACAAGCGTCCCGAGCTCGCGCTCCGTCGGCGCGGGAGGAGCAGGCTGACTGACGGATTTTGTGCCGGGATAACGATCCCAGGGCAGCTGGATATGCGGGCCATCAAAGAACCCCTTCCAGTCGCCGCCCCATTCGATGGGCACGCCAAGCTCGCGCGCTGCCTTTTTCATCGCGTCGGCGAGCCGGTGATAGAGTGGTATCTCCCAGGAGACGCGCCCGCCGATCATCGCGACGAGATCAATGGCATGGCCAAGGCCATTGGGCGCGGCCAGATGGCGCGAGCGCATCGTCCGGCTGGCGCCCTTCCTGACCAATTCGCGCTGGCGATTGAGCGAGCGGAGCCCTTCCGTGACCTGGAAGGGCTGCGTGGTGATCTCGGCGGCGCGCTTCACGACCTTGACGAGATCGGGATGGACGCCCTCGAGGCGCTTCAGCGAGGCGGCGGTGAGGCTGGCCATGTCGGGCTCCCATGCGGTCAAGTCGGCATGGGAGGACAATGGCGGTTCGGG